GGAGGACGGCCCATTCGGATACAGGACAGCCGTGATTGCCGACACGAGTGCGTTCTCGACATCAGACTGGTCGGCCATCGCCGCAAGATCTCCTTAGTCCAGGTGCGCTTCGACGAGCGGGCCCGCGATCTGCACCGGCACACGGCCCTCAGCCGCAATGGCGGTCGATGGTATGTGTCACGGCACTGCCGTCCAACGGAGCAACGGCAACTTGGTCCCATCGGCAGTCATTTCGAGGTAGCCGATGCATCGGGCATTCGGCGTCGGCTGCGTCGAGCCATAGGCGCCGATCGGGCTGTTGCTGCCGTGCAGCGGACCGGGGATTTGCGCGACCGTCGCGGTCGGTGGTGTCGTGGTGCTGTCCAGCCAGAGCGCATACTCAGGCATCGTGGTTCTCCTTCGACGGAACTTTCAACGACGCGCTATTTGTCTTCCCGCTGTTTGTGTGCCGGGCCAAGCGCGCGGAGGGCAATCTGTCCAACAGACATGTGCGATCGAAAACGGCACGGCAGCATGCTGTGGCCGGCCCACGTCAGGACGCCGACTGCCGTACTACCAGCCGCCAGCCAAGTTCAGTGCATTCGGCGCTATCGACCACACCGCTGCGACCCAGGTCGTCCGTCATCGCGTCGCCTGGCGCGAGAGCAAGCCAGTCGAGCGGCGGCAATAACACCGACCACAGAGCTTGCGGCAGGGTCGTTGCGGTCGCCAGCTCAATTTGCCCCTTTGCGTCTGACGTTGCCATCGCGGCTGGCCAACCCGTCAGCACGCAGGTCGCTGTGCCAGACGTCACACCGCCATATGAAGCCTCGCCAACGCTCACCGAGCCGGACGCACGCAGAAAGCTCAACCGTCGGAGCGTTCGCACGCACAATGGTGCCTGCATCGGCAACTGTGCCGCCACGAACCAGATCGCACCATCCGCACGCAACAGGTAGTCCCCAGGTCGCGTGTAGGAGGCATCGAATACCCCCTCCCATAACGCTTCGCCGTAACCGCCTGCACGCACCGCCCTGATGTGCGGTCGATTGAACGCGGCATGCAGCCGCAGGTAGCGGTTCGTCGGTCGTAGTGGATCGGCCGCGTCGATCGGTCGGTAGACGTCCGTCGTCTCGCCGGTCGCCCGCGCCGCCATTCCCAGGCCATGCCATACCCTGGCGCTCAGCGTACCTTCGTGCATCACACCACCAGTGCCATGCCGCCGGTACCAAGCGCCGGCCCGGGTGGCACCCCCATGAAACCGCACAATCGCCGCCGCCAATCGTCGAGTAGTCTTGTGCGGTCACGGATTTCGTCGCGGTTGTGGGTCCACCCCCCCGCCTGATCGGTATCGAGGTTCCCGGCAGCGTCGGTCACCGTCCGCTCGAGCTCCGACAGCTTCGGCAGGTAATGCCGCACGACGGCCTCCTCCGATGCGGACAACCACAGCAGGCGGTATTCCAGCAGCCCATACACTTGGTAATACCGCCACCCCTGCAGCAACCCACCCACTCCGTGCGCGGGATATCCGCAGAAACGGCGGATCTCAGTCTTCTCGGCCTCGCTGAACGCCATGTCGTTGCCCCCGTCCCACGAATGCCGAACGCCAACGCCGACGGCGGACGGCGCTGTTTGCGCTGTCCGCCGTGGCCCGCCGTCAGCCGATATGCTCGATCATTACCGCCCGTTTGAAGGCAGCATTGGTTGCGGTGGGTATAATAGTTGGCGACGTCGTGGTGTCCGACGGGGTGCAAAACCCGCCGATCCAATACCAGGACTGCGCGATGATTTGTTGCAGCCGATCGATCGGCTCGCGTGTCACCATCGCCACCCCGTCGACCACGGAGATAATGCTGTCCTTTGGCGCCACGTCAGCAGCCGCCAGTCCGGCATAATCGCCTTCGATCAACGCTCCCTTGCCGCACACGATCGGCCGCCGCACCACCGCGCCCGCGAGCGTCGGGTGCGCCTGCACGTAGGCTTCGGTTGTCGGAATGAAACGTAACCCAAGAAAGTCGTTGATCATCCCCTTGCGGAACACCTGGTTGGCCGAGGTGGCGCCGATGAACAACTGACGGAAGTCGTTGTCCGCGAACAGTTGTCGCGCAGAAACGGGGTCGACATAACAGTTGAACACGCCGTCGATCTCCGGTACGGCATTCAACCGCAGCAACGCCACCGCGTTCAGCAATGACGCCATGGTCAGCGTATCGCTGGTCTGCAGCGCGGTGGTATTGCTGCGCCCGTTCGGTCGCACCACTGCGCTCGCGGTCCCCGCCGTGACGGTATTGAGCGCGGTCGCATCCGCTACCGTCACCGAGCTCGAAAAGGTCAGTGTGCCGGACACGCCGCCCGGCGTGGTCGACACATTCACGGCGTCGACGCTCGTCCCCACCAGGGTGTAGACATTCGACCCGACAGTCACAGCCAACGACGCCGACCCGCCTACCGGCGTCTGCACACCGTTGATGAACGTGGTCTGGAAGCCGCGAACGTCGTCGACCGCGAACGTCGGCCCCGACGACGCCAGCGTGGTCCGTACCCACGTATTGCCACCGAAATACGCGGCGAACAATGCGTTGCGAGCCAACTCATCCAGGCTACGCGCGGCCTGTTCGCCATTGGTTGCCGCGTTCAGCAGGAACTGGCTGGCGATGCCCACGCGGCTGGTCACCATGTTGAGGTCGGTGGTGGCCGCGTAATGGTTGATCGTGATGGTGTACTGTTCGACACCGAAGGTCTGCGGTGTCAGACCGTTGTCAAGATTGGTGTTAGTCGATGGCACGACCGGCACTGTCACGCTCGGTTTCAGCCCGGCGCGTGTCTTGGTCAATGTCTCACCGATGCCCACCGCGAACTCCTCGCGATCGGCCACGGCGCGGTAGCCGAGGCGACTGCGCAGGGCTTCCTCGAATTCACGTTCGAGGAAGCCCTGCTGGATGATCGGCTGCAGCGCGGCGGGAAAATTCTGGATGCCCATGCTCTACTCTCGTGGTTGCACGATCCCCGGCGCCCATCGCCGCGGGGTCCCGGTTGGTCCGTCTGTCGTAATCTTTCAACGCCGGCGCAGCAGATCAGCGCGCGCCGCGAGCCATTCCTTGGTCGTCATCTCGGTCGCCAGTCGTTGCCGTGGTGGCTCCGCCGGCGGCGGCGTTGCCGCACTTGACGCGCTCGTGCCGGTGAACAGCCACGGTTTGGTCCGGCGTAGTGATTGCATTAGCGCTGCCGCGCCATGCACGTCCCCCGCGTCATCGAGGGTAAGTGCGCTTGCGTCCACCAGCTTCAGCCCATCGAGGTCTACCATACCAGAGTGCATCGCCTGGGCTTTCAGCTCCGCGCGTATCAATCGATCTCGGCTCTGTGCTTCCAATTCCACCAGGCGCCGTTGCAATTCCGCTGCCCGTGCCTCGGTGTCCTCCACTGGCAGGTTGGCGGGCGTGTCTTCACTCATGGAGCCCCCTCGGCTGCTATGCGCGCTATCTCCGCCGGGACGTCCTCGATGTCGTAGACGTCGGCAATTGACTTGAGCGCAGTTTCTCTCGAAATGCTTCCGGTGGCAGCCAACACGCGTAGTGTTTGCGCGTCACGCAGTCGGTCCTCTGCGGTTGGCGTGTACCAGCGTGGCCATTTGAGGCCGACTCGTGCCGATACGTCGAGCGGCGGAATCCGCTCGTCGTACGATCGTAACGGGTAACGGTTGGAAGCGCGGATCACCATCCTCGCGAGTTCCAGCAAGCCGGCACCATAACTGACCCGAAGGTTATCAGCGAGCCACACCAATCCTTGGTTCATCAGCTCCAGGGCTCGCCCGGACTGTGCCGCTGATAGCCGCTCCGCTGAAGCGCGGTTACCGTGCACACCCTCTAGCGCCAGCTCGCGCAAGGTGCGCACGTACTCGATCACCGCCGCCGCTGCGGTACCGTTTATCTCCAGCAGCTTGGCGTCGCCCTTTTCGGACACCACCAGTGCGTTGCCACCACCGCGGATCAGGTCACCGTCCATCGCCGCCGGTTCGCGCACCAACAGCGTCGGGTCTGAGCTGTATTTCAGCCCACGTCCCGCTTGACTGAGCTGGTAGTCAATCTCGATCGCAGTCTCAATGGCGGGTCGGAAGGTACATGCGCCGTCCACGCCATCACCGCCCGGCAGATTGCGGATCCATACCAGTGGCACGAATCCCAGCCTGTGCTGCATCGTGCGTACCGCGTCGACGACCGGGATACATTGCTGCCCTACAGGCCACGGCTCATACCAGGTCTCTGTCTCGGTATCCCAGCGTCGCGTGAACCAATACGTTAAGGTGTCGTCACCGAGTGCGTAGCCTTGCGTCGTCAGTACCCGCCCCGGTACCTTGTACGCCTCGGTTACGCTCAGCAGCGTGTCCGGCTCTTCCGGATCCCAGGAGGGCGTCAGATAGGCAGAATCGAGCACCTGCAGAAACACGCGCCCGCGCAGTACCCTAAGCTGGATTGCCACTGACCCCACCGCACCACGCAGCGCAGCGTCCAGCATCACCCGATTGAGCCCGGCCTCCTTGACGATGTCAGCCAGCGCCGCGCGTACCGTCGCGTCCTCGCTATCCAGCGTCGGGAAATGACCCTCGCCGAACACCAGTGACACGCTGTCATCCACCACAATACGTGCCAGTGGATAGCGTACCGAAGGGCGCCGAGAGCGTAAGGGGATGTACTCACCAGCCGAGCTGCGCTCTTCGTGAAACTCATAGGGAAGCACGTCGTACAGGCGTCCTTCCAATACTCGTTTCAAGATCTCCAACCGCCGCGTACGTTCGCCGTAATCCGGATCCGCCGGAATCAGTCCGCAGATAGTCTCGAACATCGGTTCCTATACCTCAGCGTGACATGATCGGCAGATGCAGGCGCCGCGTCGGCGGCGGTGTGTCGGTCAGCATCGAAAAGGCACGAGACAGAGCGTCTACTTGATCGTCCTTGCGCCCATGAGGAAAATCACGCAGTTCGTCCAACAGTGGCCGATTCCACCCGCCGCGTAGCAACCGCAGATTGCCTGCCTCCGCTTGTGCCGCAACAGGTAGTGCACGCGTCAGCTTGGCCCCCGTCTCCGGTGAAGCGACCACCCGGTGTCCAGCCAGTCGTGCCGTCAGCCACGCCACCTGGTGCTTGCCGGCTTGCCCCGGGTCTTGCGGAAGACCGATCGGCACAGCGCGTCCATCCTGGTGCGCAGTCGCTACGATCGCCTCCTCCACTTCACGGGGCCCGCCACGCAGCCGCACCACGTCGAGCACCGTGAAGCTGCCTGACAGTTCACGTCCAAGTTTCAGCCCGACCGTCCAATCGGGATCGCGTCCGTCATTGTCGGCCGTCGCCGCCAGATCCCACGCGCGTACGCTGTGCAAGTCTGCCACGGTTTCGACCACGTCGATCCGCCCGATCGGGAACAACGACCCGTCATCGCGACGCGGTGATTGCTGGAATAGGGCCGACCACACGCGCCCGCCCACAAGCGCTCGCTTGCGTTCAAGCGCAGCGCGATCCTCCCATTCCGGCCATAACGCCTCTCCCGGCGATCGCCCGAGCGGATCGTTGGCCTCTGCCAGCGCTGGCAGGCGCAACACCGTCCAACCATCATCGGCTTCTAGCAGCCGCCCCCCCAGATCGTCCGGATGCCAACGCGTCATCACGACGACGATCCGTGCTCCCGGTCGCAGCCGCGTGACTAGGTCGCTGCGGAACCAGTTCCAAGTGTGGTCACGGTACACCACACTGTCGGCTTCGGCGTGGCTCTTGATCGGGTCATCGATCACCACAAGGTCGGCCCGCCGGCCTGTGAGCGGCCCGCGCACCCCGGTAGCGAAATAGGTGCCGCCGTCGGTCGTCGTCCAGCGTCCCGCGGCTCGATCGCCTGCGGCCAACCCATAGCCCAGAACCTGCGCATGCTCGGTCACGTGGCGCCGCACCTGCCGGCCGAAATGCTCGGCCAGGTCGGCGGTATGGCATGCCGTGATGACCGCGCTGCCAGGACGGCGATACAGCCACCAAGCCGGAAACAGAACCGATACATATGTCGACTTGGCGCTGCCGGGCGGCATCAACACCATCAGCCGGTCGATCTCTCCGGCCTCCAGCCGCTCCAACTCAACCAGCAGGTGCAAATGATGTCGCGCTGGCACAAGCGGCGCGAGCGCCATTTCCGCCCACTCTGACAATCGTAGCAACGGCCCTGCCATGTGCCCGGGCCCACGCCTCGCTGTCGGTTGAAACGGAAAACGGCGTGCTGGACTTCCGTCCGCGCACGCCGCCGATCATGAGGAACCTTATACACCGGAATGGGGCATTTGGGCAAGGAATCAATTCCGAATGTCGTGATTTTTTTCTCTATCCCGCCCCGTGTTTGCGCATGACGGCCAAAAACCCATTGTCCTTAAAGCAAAACTTAATAAATAATCGGGGCCATCCGCGGCGCTTTTCAGTCACCAAATGCCCCTCCTCGAGCATCCCATCGGCTAAGCCGCAATTCAGCCGCATTTCCAGGGTTGATCATTCCGCGTTTTGTAGGCTCAATGCGCGCCGTTTGATCCGCACCATTGTTGCCTTCCTGGTTTCGGGTAAGGCGGCTCCTTTGTGGTCGTGTCCCTAACACCGGGCCGCGGCACTGGAACGGGAATACGTTTGATGATCGACCGAGCAAAAAGCGCCCTTTCGGGTGTCGTCGTATCGGTGCTGCTGATGGGACCCGCGCTCACGTTGCCGGCCCAGGCCCAGGACACTCGGGATCCGAAGGTGCCGACCCCTGCCGAGCACCGCAAGACCACCCAATCCCGTCAAGGCCGCCATAACGTCGCCCAGGCCCAGCGCCTTCGCCGCCCAGCCGCTCTTCACCCGAACATCGGCCATGCTACGACACGCATCGCGTCCACGCACTCCGCAGCCCTTCTCGATGACAGCCCGACGATAACCGAAGAGCAACAAAGCGGCCTCGCTTCATGGTACGGTGGCCACCGCTGGCACGGTAAACGCACGAGCAGCGGTGGCGTCTACGACCAGGACGCCCTCACTGCCGCCCATGCGAGCTTGCCGATCGGCACTCGTGTCCGCGTCACCCTGGTCGGCAACGGACGTAACGTTGTGGTCACCATCAACGATCGGCCAGGTACACGGCGGCGCATTATCGACCTTTCCCGCGCGGCTGCTCGAGAACTCGGCATCCTTGAACGCGGCGTGGCCATGGTCACGCTTACCCCGCTCTGACCAGCCGCGCCGCCTTGGTTGTGATCGGCTGCCTCGCCGGCACCAGCTGTGGTATGCCGTTTGCCCATCAGACCCGCTATGTCGGTAACCTGCCGGCTTGCACGGTCGGCCCGGACACACAGGCGACGCTCGTGCAGGCCGCCGGTCGCTTCAGCTTCGCCCCATCTGATGGCGCCCTCGTCGTGTCCGGCAGCCTGGCACCCGACGGCAGCTTTGCTGGCTCCCTTGTCACCAACCCGCCCGGGCGCGACTCGCAGGGCCACGCCGGCACCGAGGCCTTCAAGCTCACGGTGACCGGTCGCATCGAGGGCGACGCCGCCAGCGGCTCCTACGTGACCCCACGCTGCCACATAGCGTTCCGACTGCTCCGCATTGTCGACGCCTTGTTGCCATAGAGAAGGCGCCGGGTGTCAGCGCTCCCGGGGGTTCGCCGTCCGCTGGGCGTCCGCAACCTCGCCGGACGCCGGTGCTGTCAGGCTGCCGCATTCAGCGCGCTAACGATTATATCGACGCCCTGAGCATGCCAACGCTGAACCGCCTTGTGGTCGGCGCCGAGCATTGTCCCCAGCCGGCGCCACGGATACAGGTGCCGGTCAGTCAACGGGTTGACTAACGCCCGTGCACCGACGATCCGTCGCAATACGCTGCGATCACGCGGAATAAGTGAAATCCACCCCAATGCCTCGTCCATGCGTGTAATCTCCGCCGCCGACGGCACCGACGGACGTATCCGCGGCTGCTCTGGTTCGCCGCCCCCAGCTTCAATCATATAGCGGACCAACGCAGCCACATTCATCCGTAGGCCCGTCGAGTACCCACTTGATGGCAACGTCAATAACGCCCGCCCCGCCTCTTCCAATCGTGTCAGTACCAACTGTGCGTCGTAGAACGCATTTCCCAAGAGAGACGTCGCCCCTTTTTCCACGCCCTTCGGGGCGCGGTACGCGCAAGGTGTACTTCGGGTGCTCATTCTTGCCGCCGTCACGCCACGGTCCCCGCGCTCACCGGGATCGGATAACGGCTTCCAGCCAGCCAGGTTCCCTCTGTGAGCACGCTCCAGGCCTGCGGATGGCCGGCCGGCAACGGCTCGCGCGCCGGATCCTCGAAAACCGCCAGGCCCTTCGGCGGCCGGCGCGCCCCGATCTGGTATGCACGAGCAACCACCCTACCCGGCGCGACCGCCAGTACCTCCGCAATCTCCTCCCACGTCGCACCTTCCAAACGCATTAGACGTAGCCGGAAGTCTCGGGGCGCCGACCAAAATTCGTTGCTTGCCGTCAT